GCAGGTACGTCACCACGTATTACCTCGGTGGTTATCTTGTCCTTGCGTAGCTTCTCTACGAGCATGTCGATGGTGTGTTTGAATGGTACAAACACTAGTACCTTCTTACTAGATTCGGCAATCACCTCTTGTAGCACCTTGTATCGGTGCTTGATGTCAAACTCTAGCGAGTCTCCATCGTCGGTGTACACAGCCCCCGCAGATATTTGCAGTAGCTTATTCATGTTGACCGCCGCGTTTGCCGCCGTGATCTGTTCTCCTGCCGCTTGCATTACCATCTTACTCTTCAGCTCTTTGTAGTATTTCTTCTGCTGTCGAGTAAGCTCCACCTCTCGTTTGACGTATACCATAGGCGGAAGGTCTAGACACTCATCCTTCGTGAAACGTATTGCAGGTTGTAGTACTCTGAACACTGTATCCGTCGCGGTGTCTTTAGGAACCCATTTGAAGTTGGTAACTTTCTGCATTACCTGATCCCTGAACGAACCCAAGAACCTAGGAACCTTGTTAGGGTTTACCAACTTAGCTAGGCCGTAGGCATCTACTGGACTCTGCGCGGCGGGAGTACCTGTCATCATCCATAGCCACGTCTCAGGCTTGACTAGTTTGTTGAGTACCTTCCATCTCTTGGTCTGTGGATTCTTGTAGTGAGTAGCCTCGTCAATGATGATTAGGTCAAACCCACCATCTGCCACAGCGTCTTGTACTATCTCCACACCATCGTAGTTGATGATAACGAACTCTGAACCCCCCTCAATTATCTTACGGCGTTTATCTTTTGCTCCATACGCTACGTCAACCGTCCGGTGCATAGCAAAGGTAAACAAATCGTTACGCCATGCGGAGTCCATAATAGATAGAGGGCATATAACCAGAACGCGTTTTATTATCCCCATGTTCATTAAGTAATCGGCGGCCCATATAGCACTGGCTGTCTTACCTGTACCCTGCTCGTTGAAGCAGAATGATTTTTGGTTAAGTGTTAGGAACCCTGCGGTGTCCTTCTGGTGGTCGAAAGGTTTGTACTTACCTGTCCACTCGTACTCCCGCAGTATTGGGGAGGGGGCTTTTATGTTTAGGTTCTTGAGTACACGCGCCTCTTCCATACCCCAACTTACAAGTACTCGATTGCCTGACAACTCTTTACTCTTAGGTATAACTGTTGTCACGTGTTTAGGGTTACGTAGTTTTAGTAGCAACGCCTTGTTATCAATTATTTCCATTTATTCGCTCCGATACGAAATAGCACGAAGTGGGTGTCCACAACGCGCTTTGAATTAGAGGCCTCCTTCGCTCCGGCGAGGCTAACTCCGACATATGCAGGTATCAACTACACCTATGCGAGCTAATGCGATTTTTACGGTTGGTGTTGCCACCGGCCCCAGAGGATACAAAGGCATACCGCTTTGTTTAATGACGCATCACACTAAGCGTCTACACACAACCCGAGGAGGTTATTTCTTTGAGTGCCCATTACGTGAGCGGTTCTTACTTGAACATTCCACGTACACTCCATCTTTATTAGAGCCACCTTTTGCTAACGCCTTTTTGTGACTCAGGTCTTTACCCTTACGCTTCTCGTAACCTTTCTCTCTGTCAAACTTACGCCTAGCACGTTGCCTTTCCATACGTGCTTCATGCGCCGCACTACCTCTAGGAGCATTGACCTGTTTCTTACGATCCGCTTTGTTCTTATAGGGCATTAGTTTCTACCGTTATGTACACATTCAGTTACGATGCAATGCCTACGGCACAACCCGCTCTGGTGTGCGTTCCAGACATCTGCCTCAAAGGCTTTCTCCATTCTTTTGTAGTCACCTAGCCACTTGGCCCACAACTTAGGAGCATCTTCTTTCTTATACTCATCTTTGATTAGCTCTTCGCACACTACAAACAGGAGGCCACCCTTAACTGTTTCTACTTCTGGGAAGTGTTTAAAGGTAGCTAATGCCATCAATTCTAACTGACCTTTGTCTGCGTATCTAGTGTTCTTGCTTGTTTTGTAGTCAATAACATACGCGGTCTTGGCTTCTTTATTTAAGATAACCAAGTCAGCTATACCTCTGTACCACACGTTGTCAGCTTTGAACCCACACGCCTCTAAATCTACAGTCAGTCCCATCTCATACTCACATAGGAACTCCCCCTCGAACCGCATGAGAGAATCTAACATAGGCTTAACGTACGCATACTTCTCTGGTACCGGTGTGCCATCACGTATATATTCTTCTGCCGCCAAGTGTACGGCAGTGCCGTACAACATAGCTTCTGTCTCCGGCTCTCGGTAGTCCTTAGATACCTTCAGGTGGTAGAACTTCTTAGGACACTGCTCAAAAGATTTTATCCTACTAAACGACCAAGGAGATGCGCTCACTAGTTCCCACCCTTCAGCAGTATATCTGCCATCTTATCTTTACATTCCCCTAGTTGCGATATGAGTGCTTCCAATTCGTCGTAGTCCAAAGTTATGCCGGATACGCCTTCATCGTCGCCATTACCATCCTCTATACCCTGCTCAACTACAGCGAGTAGGTGTTCGTCAACCATCACTACCATCACCTTGGTGTACGCAACGGTACTTTCCTCGGGAGGTGGTCGTTCACCGTTCAGCTCTTGTTCGGTCTTACGAAAGTCGTCCATCGAAATAACTTTATCCTCACTCATCCTGCTTCTCCATATGATTTACCAGTACCCGACTCACACGCGATAGGTAGCCCATCAGCCCATTCGGGGGTCGTATTCATACACGCTTCAATGTATTCACGTGCCTCATCTACTTCGCTTTCCTTTACACAGCATACCACGGAATCATGTACTGTCAGTGCGATCTTGTACTTTTTAGCTATCGCTAACATCTGGTCGCCCATGATACATCTGGCAATAGCTTGACATATGTTCTCCACCACCTTACCACCGTAGATACGTGTGCGCCCACGCCTAGTTCTATAACTAAACTCTGGCCCACGTTCACCTTGCTCGTAGTCTAGGTCGGCGTACTTCATCCACAACCCTGACGGCAACTTGATACCCGCTGTACCGTTGCGCGATCTGCAATGCACTATGTTGTTGGCGCCGTACGTAAAGTCGTCTCCACGCGACATGCTAACCAACATGTGCTGCGACGAACGCCATAGCTGTGCGATCTTCCAGTTAGCATCGCGGTAGATTTGTACTACCCTTTTAGCTTCGGCGGGTTCCATAGTAGTACCAAAGGTCTTCAACTGTTCAGCGAATCGCACTGCACCCATGCCGTACCCTGCACCTAGGATGGTAGTCTTGCCTACGAACCTCTGCTCGGCAGTCACCTCCCCCTCGGGTATGTTATAGATACGTGCCGCCATCTTTATATACACATCTTCCTTGTTGGCGAACGCTTGTACTAAATCATCCTGCCCCGCCAACCACGCTAGTACACGTGCTTCGATCTGCGAGGAGTCACAGTCAATCAATACGTACCCCTCCGGTGCGACGATACTCTTCTTCAATACCTTACCATTCACACCACGACTCGGTAGGTTTTGGATGTTTATCTTGTCGTCCCCACCCCACCTTCCAGTATGCGCGGCGTAGTACCTCACAGGTACCGGGAGAAGTCCGCGTGATGCAATACCTATAAACCTCTCTGTACGTGTCTCTTCGAGGGAGCTTTTGGTACCTAGTCTTGATGTCACTAGTGATTGCACGCGTGGGTTCTCGTGATCTTGTAGTGCCTTGAACGCCTCGTCAGACTTGGCAAACGCGTACGTCTGCTTACCTGTAGTAAGGCTAGTCTTCATCGGAGGCTCAACACCCTCGGCTTCTAATAGCTTGGCGAACTTGGGGTTACTCATCAGGTCTGTCTTGGCAACGCCAGATGATTCTATAAGGTCTAACTTTCTCTGCTTCACGTTACCCAGATGCGTTTCCAGTAGTGGTAGGTCTAGCTCAAGTATGGGGTCGATAAACATACGTAACGTCATGTCGATGATACGCATCTCCTTTTTAGGAAACCCCTTACCCATCTTGGAAAATAACATATATGTTAGTTCCACATCGTTGATGCAGTAATCGCCGTAGCTGTCGAGCTGTTCGTCAGAGAAGTCTAATCTTCTAAGTCCCATTGCGTCGAGGACTTCTGTCCCTTTCTGTCCGATACCGTATCGTGTAGCCAACGCCGCGAGACTTCCACCCACTTCAACACCATGTAAAGCCCGAGCGATGCACAGAGTATCAGCCCAGATACGAGGACGGATATTGAAAAGCCAACTGAGTATAGCGCCGTCAAACATAGTATTGTGAGCCAATACCATACTGTTTTCCCAATCGAACGTATGTAAGTAATCATGTAACTCCTCGTGTGTACCCGATGCCCACTCTGTATCCCCATTGTTTACCTTGATACCTACACCCACTATCTCAAAGCGAGGGTCGCGGATGTAGTTCTCAAGAGTTATCTTACGTAGCGAGAAGTCCTTATCGTAGTACGTCTCGAAATCCAACGTAATTAAATCCATTACTCCTCCCACAAAACATCAATAAGCGTGTTCAGGTACCACTGCGCTTTTCGCAGATCCTCCACCCCATTCTTATCTTCATACCTCCAAACGTATTTCTGTACGTTACCCTTCAGGTAGCCCGTGTATGATTCGGTAGACATAGATGCTTTGATAGCTTCTATACACTCAATACCTCCGGCGTTGTAGTGCGAAGGATTCTCTACCATGCACTGTTCCTCGTCTACCGAGGGATATTCTAAATAATCTTTCTCCACCGGATCCCACCCATCGTTATGTATTTCCAGTTCCAGTTCCCTTTCTAAATGCTCTTCATCTATCGTGCGCTCTTCTAGGAACTTCTCATACTTGTCCACTAAAGAACCGTGCTTCTTACGTAACGCGTCCCACTGTTCGGGGGTAGTGTCGTTTATGCCCATAACTATTCCTCTATAAGTTTGTTACCCACTGCGTAATACCACGTGCGCGTTCAGATCGCATGTAGTCAAGCATGTAGGTGTTTGGTTTTTCATCGGTGTCGAACTCGATGTCTTGTAGCCGAGCTTGTTCCCTGCGGATAGTAACCTCGATAGGTTCAAGC